TTCTCTACTCTAAAATCACTAGATGAAATGGAGCAGAGATTACACGTTATAACAGCATTAACTGGTGAATCAATGGAGACCGTTAGACAATGGCCAATTCCATTTGTTATACAACTATATGCGAAGTTAAACGAACTAATTTCAAGTGTACAACCTGAATTTTATCCTGTAATTGAATGGGAAGGTAAACAATATGGTTTTAGACCCATTCATAAAATGTCTTTAGACGAATATATTGACTTTGAAAATTTAGCTAAAGATGTAGATAAAAATATTAATCAAATACTTGCTATTATTTACCGTCCTATTACTACTAATAAAATAAGTAATGGTACATTTATGATAAAACAATCCTATAAAGTACTAACAGGACAAATAGAAAATGGATTTGATTATTACGATATAGAAAAATACGATAATGAAATAAGAAAAGAACGAGCCCCACAATACGATAAGTTTCCAGCTTCAGTGGCATTAGGTGCTATGGGTTTTTTTTTAGACAGCAAGCTCTCACTCTTAAACAGTACAGTGTTTTATTTCCCACAATGGGAGTTAGTGATGAGCGAACTGAAGAAGAAAAAGAACAAGATAAAAAGAGCATTAGCGCGCATTACGGCTGGTTATATATCCTCCACCAACTTGGGGAAAGTCCCATCTTACAAATCACTGGAAATAAATGCCTAACAGACATAAATGTTATATTTGCCTTTAATTATTTATCAATGTTAGCAGAAATACAATTAGAAAAAAACGAAAAAATAAAATCAATTAACAATGGAAACAAATATTGAAAATAACGAATTAACTCCAGCTAAAAAAACAAAAACAGTACAATTAACTGAGTTAGAAGCAGGTATTCAATCACGTAGAGCTGAATTAAATTTTCCTGCATTACAAGCATTTTACGGTTTATCGGAAACCGAATTACAAACAATTTTAGATAAATTACCTCCAGTAGAGGGATGTAACTGTTAATTATGGCTGATTTTCCTACCTACCAATACATTGTCGAACAGTTTAGAACCGCGTGTTCTGAACACCTTGCTATAAAAGAATTTGGTGAAGGAAGTATCGACAGATTAGACAGTTTAAATCAAAACGTAAAATACCCTTATGCGTTTTTACGTCCTATTCAATCAAACGGAATGATACTAAATGCCAATGGTGTTTCAGGTACTCGTAGATTAAATTTTGAATTTTATGTAATGGATATTCCTCAGTTAACAGATACTGATGTTTTAAAACTACAATCACAATGTGAGATTTATGTTTATGATATTATATCTTGGTTTAACTTAGGACCAGCATCACGTTCACAAGAGGAATACATTACATTAAATAGTATTTCACCTTTGTATGAGGCATTTAATGATAGAGTTGCTGGATGGGTAGCTAATTTAACAATCAATACTTACGGAACATTAGACTTCTGTAACTTTCCTAAATTATAATGGCTGAAATACAAGGAACAATACCAACCGGAACAACAGGAGGTCCTTTACAACAGGCAATCCAACAAGTAGGCAATCAAATTGTTGCTGAAATGAGAGCTATTTTGCAACGTAATAATAATGATAATACGGGTCAATTAGCTAACTCAATTACAGCTACTGTTGAAGGTGGTAATCTAGTTATTTCAATGCAAGACTATGGTAAGTGGGTTAATGATGGTCACGAAAGAGGATCAGGCAAAAAACCACCAATTAGAGCTATTGAATTCTGGATTGCTAAAAATGGTATTTCACCTAAACAAGGTTTATCTAAAAAACAATTACCATTTGCCATTCAAGCATCAATTGCTAAACGTGGTCAAGTAAGAAGAAGATCTTATCCATTCATTGAACCTGCAATTGAAACAGTATTAACAAAAGATTTAGACGGTATATTCGGCAAAGCAATAGAAGCCATAGCAAAACAATATTTTAAGAAATGAGTATTTTAATTACACAAATTCCAGGTAGATTAAATTTAGCATCCTCAGATATGCTATTTGAGGTAACCTCATCATTTACTGGTTCAGCACAATATCAGTATATTTCAGTATTAAGAGATGCTGCAAATACAACATTAACAACTGTAAAACAACAACCTAACCCTTCAGGTTTTGGTGTGTTTAACTTAGGTAGAATAGTACCTCAATATCTTGGATACGATAATGGATATTTTGAAATGGGTGCTGACTCTATATTTTATAAAAATTCACAAGTAGCTAAATTCTTTAAAGTAGCATTTGGTGAGGAATATGGTTCATCAGTATCATCGTCTATAAGCGTTTATAATGGTATAGTAAACAATGTTACTGGTTCTCCATCACAAACGGGGTCTATAAATTATTATTACTTATTAAACGGTATTTTAGATCCTAATAGTGGTGATTGGAATTGGAATACTAGTTCTTATTATTCACCTCAAACAACTCCCTCATCAGCATCATTTACTAAAAATGTTTGCCTAACAGATGCACCTAGAACCCAATCAGCTAGAATCGGAGATTACTTAACTATATCGTCTATAAACGGCAATATATTAGGAGGCACAACCACCGCACAAGACATTTATGCAATTGATTATAACGTGTATTATACGGGTAGTTTAGTATTTACAGGTTCAGAATATAACATTAATAGTCCTGGAAATGATATTAGTTATGGAGGACCTAGAACATCATCTGCTCAATTATGGAGCACAGTTGCTACTGTTCAAACATCATCTAATAATATAGGTTCACAAACATCAGGATCTTTATTAATTAACATGGGTATTGGTCCTGCAAACTTAACTGCTATTGGTAATTTTAGTTTTGATATCCAAAATTGGGATTATTATGATGTAATTTTAAGACCACAATCAGGTTCAAGTAAAATAAACACAAATGCATCTTGGGATAAATTTAGAATCAATAAACAAGATCCTTCTTGTGGATACGATGGAATTAGATTTGCTTGGATTAACAATTATGGTGTTTGGGATTGGTTTAATTTCCCATTACAATTAACTAAAACAACTGCCTTACAAAGAGGACAGTACACAGCTAATTTTGTACAGTATAATACACCTAGTACAACTGTAGCTTATAATAAAAAACGTAGAGGATTAAATTACTACGATATAAACATTAATGAGGTATATACCGCTAATTCTGATTGGTTAACACAAGAGGAAGCAGATTGGTTAGAAACATTGTTTTACTCACCTAATGTGTTTATACAAGATAGTAATGAAATGTTACCTGTTGTTATTTTAGATAGTTCATTTGAATCTAAAACTAACCCACGTACACAAAAGAATTTCCAATACACAGTTACATACGCTTTAGCAAACAGTAAACGTTCAAGATAATGAGCAAAGAATTTGAAGTAATACTTAGGGCCTTTAATGATAAAAATCAAAAATTTGATTTAAATATCATAGACAATATCAGTTTAAAACTTGATATTAGTGCTATTGAGGCACAGGAAATAGGTAAAATATTTGGTATATCATCTCAAACATTTTCATTACCTGGAACAGATGAAAATAATCAGTACTTTAATAATGTATTTGATTTAGGTACTACACCAGCTGTTGCATTTGGTAAAACAGCACCTTGTCAAGTATTAGTTGACGGTGCTGCTGCATTTACAGGTAAATTATATATTCAAGATGTTGTAAGCGACCAATACAATGATGTAGTTTATAACTGTGTTGTTACAAACGAAACTATTGATTTTAAAACATTAGTAGAAAATCGTACATTGGCCTCATTAGCTAGTAATTGGTCAAAATATAATCACGCTTATACTTGGACAAATGTATCATCCTCTTGGGAAAATAAATTATTTTCAGGTTCAGTATTTTATCCTTTAGTAAATTATGGCTCACAAGTAAATGATCCTACATCCCCTACTATTGGGTTTTCTGCCACTAGTACTTTTGCTACTACTGGTTCAATGGATAATGCTGCTACACCATTAAAAGTATCACAATTTAAACCTGCTATTCAGGTTAAAACTATATTAGATGAAATATTTGCTTCTGTAAATTACAAGTATACTTCATCGTTTGTAAATACTGATTACTTTAAATCTGTTTATATGTTAAGCTCCCCTGATGAAAAAGAGGGAGTAACATTTGTAAATATGGTTTCTCAAAGTGTACAAGCTACTCCAACAGCAACACAACAACTTATAGCTCAACGTAACTTTGTTTTTGATAGAATTAATTACGGAACTGAAATAACTGATACTGGAGGAAACTGGAATCCAACTACAAGTACTTATACTGCGGTATCTTCAGGTAGTTATACATTTAGCTCACAATTAACATTTACAATTTCTAATATTCCACCTTCAGGATTCTTAAATAGTAATAGAACATTTCAATGGCAAGTTAAGGTAAATGGAAACATTGTATTAAATTCAAATAGTAGTTTTGGTACTGCTACCTCTGGTGTTGTAGGATTACCTGCAACTGTACTTACTTTAAATGCAGGAGATACAGTACAAATATTTGGTAGATACGTTGGTAGAATATTTAACGAACGTTTTAACATTACAGCAGGACCAAATAGCTCTTGGATTAGAGTAATAGGTGCCCCTACAGCAGAAGGAGGTACAATCAACGTAGGTTCAGTATTCCCTCCTGATATGAAAATATTAGATTTCATAAAGGGATTAGCCGAAAAATTTAATTTAGTAATTGAACCAGTACGTAATGAAAGAAATATTTTACGTATTGAACCCTTTAATGATTGGATAGATCAAGGTACAGTAGTAGATTGGACTGAAATAGTTGATAGAGGTACAAAATATAAATTAACATCTCCATTAATTGATCAAGCTCGTAACCTGTATTTTAGTGATGCCTCAGATGAGGATGTATTAAATAAAAATTATCTTTCAGTATATGGTAAAATATATGGTGAATATAAATTTACTACACCATTAGATTTAGCACAAGGTAGTAAACGATTAGGAGAGGTATTTGGTGCTACTCCTACACGTTTTATTAATAATTCAACAGTTGTTGAAGTACCTTGGTTATGTAAAGAGGAAACATCTAAAGCATTAGTACCCTTTAAATTTAAACCAAGATTATTACATAAACAACCGTATCCACAAATTGTACCTTCAAATGAAGCCAAAGGTAATAATGGTACTAATGTTGGTTTTTACTATGTTAAAGATTTTGGTACTACTAGAGCTGTCAATACTTATAATACTGCTTTACCCACATATAGAGATAGTGTTATAGACCCTCAACCTAAAAGTGCATTGCATTTTGATTCATCTACTTATAGACAATTTAAATTACAACCCCCTCCACTTACAAAGTATGTTCCTGGAGCGTATGATAATTATTGGGCATTTTGGACTAACGAAATTTATGACATTGATGCACGTATGTTAACGTGTAATGTTATATTAAAACCAACCGAAATACAAAACATCCAATTAAACGATAAAATTTTTATAGACGGTCAATATTACCGTATAAACAAAATATCAGGTGCTAATTTAGTAAATACTGATTCAGTACAAGTTGAATTATTAAAATCAGCACCTCGTAAAATACCTTATAACGGTAGAAGAAGAATATTAACACCTCGTTCATCTGAACCCAATGCATTCGTTGATGCAATTATTGACACATATAATGATGATGGTTCTATTACTTATGCTGATTTTGAAACAGGTGAAATAATTAGCGACCAAACAATTATTGAACAAGTTGTAGGTATAGATGGTAAAGATTATTATGCTGGTACTACTTGGAATAATGAACAATATCAAGTTTATAATCCAAATATTATAGCAATAGGAGCTACCAAATATAATGAATCACATACAAATGTTATTGCAGTAGGTAATGGTAATACAATTACTGATTATACTGCTAATTCATTTATTTTAGGTGATAATAATATAATTAATCCTTTAACTGATATCACTGATGAATCAGGTTCATTTGGTAATACAACCAATATAACTGTAATTGCAAGTGATGCTAATATAAACGGTTCTACTAATGTAGTATTAATTCAACCTTCAGGTTCACGAATTATATCGGGTTCATATAATAACGTGTTAATAAACCCTATAAACGACATATATGAAAGTGATCCAACGGGTAGTGTTTATACAGGTAATTTAAGAAACCAAGGTACAGCAGATTTTGCTCAAGGTTTAACAGCAACAGGTTCAGTTGATATAACAGGTAGTTTAACATTAAATGGAGCAGCAATTACACCTGGTGGAGGTATTGATACAGGTTCATTTGTAACAACCTCATCATTTAATTCATTTACAAGTTCAATTAATGCTTATACAGCATCTAATCCTACACCAATAGGTTTTAATCACGTTTTTGCTGCAGACCCAACTAATGAGGTATTTACAACAATTACAAATAACAATATGAGAACAGCATATCAAATGAATTACTTACTTGTTTCAGGTTCAAATTCAATAAATGCTGGACAATTACAAATTACAGCAGATGGAACATCAGTGGCTGTAGTAGATACAATTTTACAAAGAAATATAACAGGAGCACCTACGGCTTCATTTAATGCTGTTTATACAGGTGGAGACATTGATGTTAGAGCATCATTTGTAGGAAGTAACTATATAATTTCAGGTTCATATAAGAATTTAATATAACAAATATTTATAATCAATGGCTACTTTTAGCATAAACGTCGACGTAAATAGTAAATCAGTAAATGAATTAGAACAGGATTTACAAACATTAGAAGCCCAATTTAAGACACTTAAAATTGGTGATCCTGGCTTTACTGCATTAGGACAAAAAATACAAGGGGTAAAATCCCAATTAAAAGATGTAGAATTACAATTTGAGGGTCTTGATAAAGAACAAAGAGCAACTGCTTTAGTAGATGTATTTAATGGTTTAACAGGTGCGGTAGGAGCAGTATCATCTGCTTTTATTGCCTTTGGTGCAGATGCTTCAGCAATAGAAAATGCTGAAAAGAAATTATTAGGTGTTATTGGGGTTGTAGGTGGATTAAGAGATGCATCTAATGGTTTAGTAGCCGCTGGTAAATTATTTGGTCCTACATTTAGTTCTGTTGGTGAATCAATTAAAGCTGGTTTTACAGCAGGTGCCACAGGTGCTCAAACATTTAAAGCAGCCCTTATATCAACAGGTATAGGTGCATTTATTGTTTTAGTAGGATTATTAGTAGATGCCTTCCTTAGTTCAGCTGATTCAGCAGAAGAGGCAAATAAAGAAATAGAAAAAATTAATGGTACCTTAGAAAGACAACTACAATTAATTGAAGATCTTAATCGTAGAAGACAAAACGATCAAAAAGTTGAAGAATCACGTTTAAAAGCACTAGGTGCCTCTGAGGAAGAATTATTTCAATTAAAATTAAAGGGATATGAAAGAGATAGAGATTCAGCAATCAGTGCTGTAAGAGCTATTAATGCAGCACAAGATGAAGCATTAGCTAAATTTAAAGGTACTGAAAAAGAAAAACAAGATTTAATTGACAAATACAATTCTCAAAGACAAAAAGCAATTATAGATCGTAATAATGCTGAAACAGCTATTGAGGTTGAAAAAAATAGAAAAATTGAAGAGGCAAATAAAAAAGCTCAAGATAACTATAAAAAATACATTGATGAAAGAAATAGAGTTGCTAAAGATGGACAAAGCAATTTAACAGAGGCTTTACAACAATTAAGAGAATCAGAAGCAAAAGATGATAGAGAATTAGCTAAAGTACAATTACAAAATAAATTAGCTGATTTAGAAACAGAACGTTTAGCCAGAGTAGCAGAAGCAAAAAGATTAAATTTAAGTGTATTTAATGTAAATAAAGAATTTGATGCCTTAAATGAAGTAGCAAGAAACGAATATAATAAAACTATTGCTCAACTTGATGAAGAGGCTGCTGCTAAAGATAAAGAAAAACAAGATGAAAGATTAAAAGCAAAACTAGAACGTGAAAAAGCATATACTGAATTAACTAGAGTATTAGGTGAGGAATCAGCTAAAAATGCTATTGATGCTGTACAACGTCAAATTGATGCTGTTGCAGCCACTACTGTTGCTGGTGTTGAACAAATAGGTCAATTACAAAAAACATTAATTGAAAAAGAACGTGCTAATGCAGTTGCAGCAGCCGAACAAACTAAAACAGATAGATTAGCTGCTTTACAAGAACAATTAGATGCTGAACTATTATTATATGCTGGAAATGAACAAAAACAACTTGAATTAAAAGCAACATATGCTACTCAGGTTGAGGCTGTAACTAAACAAACTGCTGAAAATGTTACCGCTATTAATGCTGATGCAAATGCAAAAATAGTTGAAAACGATAAACAAACAGCAGAACAAAAGAAACAAATACAAGAGGCACAATTACAAGCTGCTTTACAATTTGCAAACACAGTAGTAGGTGCTTTAGATGGTATCGCAAAGGAAGGTACTGAAGCACAAAAAGCAGTTGATATTGCTAAAATCTTAATTTCAGCAGCAACCGCAGCATTCCAAGCATTTGCACAAGCAACAGCATTAATTCCTCCTCCAGGTGGTCAAATTGTTGGTGCTGCATTAGCAGGTGTAATTGCAGTAGGTGCAGCTAGAGCTATTGCTGATGTTAAAAAAGTAAAACCAGGTGGAGGTGGAGGTGGTCCTGCAGCCCCAGCAGCAGGTGCAATTGTACAACCTCCTGCTCCTGCAACTGGTCAAGGTACATTTACTCCTTTATTACCACAAGGAGGTACAACAATAGGTTCAGGTGGATCTCAAACTACAACTTTAGGAAATGATATGAGTGGTGGACGAGTTATCAAAACATATGTATTAGCAGGTGATGTAACTGATGCTCAAGAGGCTGAAGCTAGAATTAACCAAAGAAGACAATTATAATGAAAATCGTAGAATTAAAAATAGATGATAATTATCTATCAGGCGTAGATTCAGTAGCATTAGTTGAATCACCAGCCACAGAATTAGATTTTATTGCTTTCAATAAAGTCAATATGGCCGAAATGACATACAATGATTACCCACAAGCGGCAGTTGATTAGTAAACGGAGAAAAATTATCATTAGATACAATTCAACGTATGCGTTCGTTTCTAATTAGACAAAAAGGTAATTATGAGTTAGCTACACGTAGGAAAGATTATAATGCTTGTGGTTACATTTCATACTTGTTATGGGGTGGAGAAGCAGCATTACCTTGGGCTGAAAAGAAATTACGTCAAGCAGGTATTGAATTTTCTGCTTATTCGGAATTAAAATCAAATATACCACAACAACCTGATAATGCACCACCACAAACCTTTGAAGGTTTAGAGGATGCTTGTCAAGCAGGATATAAAGCAATTGGTTTAAAAACAAAAAATGGACGTAAAGTCCCTAATTGTGTTCCTGAAGAAAGATTTAGTGAGGAATTATTAGAGGAACTAATTAAAGATTCATTAAACATAAATGTATTTGGTTATCCAACTGAATATTTTTATATGTGTCCAGGTGCTAAAGCAACATTTGAACATTTAGTATCAATGGAAATGGATGAGGATACTAAAGGTATGGTTCGTTCAGCAGCACAAATTGCAGATAATATTTTTGATTTAGAAGAGGATGTGATTGAGGAAGGTATTGCAACACCTGAGGACGTTGAATTAGCATCATTATTAATTTCTGATTTTAAAGATTTAATTTCTGAAATTGATGAAATTACAGGTATGACACACGATGTGTCTTATATGGACGGACATTTACAAACAATTGTAGCATATGCTCCTGAGGCATTTAACATTGATGTTAATGCTTTACCTAATTATGTAAATGAAGCATCTTCTGGCGGACGTAAAAAAGATTATTTTTCTGAATTAAAGGAAAAACAAATGCTAATAGGTCCTTTAATGACTCCAGGTAAACTAATTCCTCGTAAAGATGAGGATACAGGAGAAGAATACCAAGTATTTTTTACTAAAGAAACAATTGAAAAAATTGCATACAAAATGATGCAAGATAAACTAATTGATTCTGTAAATATTGAACACGATGGTGCACAAAAAGTTAAAGATGCATTTTTAGTAGAAACTTGGTTAGTTAAAGATCCTGAAAAAGATAAATCAACATTATATGGTTTTTCACCTATTGCAGGACAATGGTTTGGTATATACAAGATTAATAACGGACGTGTTTGGAACGAATATGTTAAAACAGGTAAAGTTAAAGGTTTTTCAGTTGAAGGATATTTTTATAACAACGTACTTACTAAAAAATAATGCAACAAGATACTACAATTATGGATACAGTTGCTAATACTACCACTATAGGCGGTGTATTAGCGTTTATAATGAAATTTACCCCACTAATCACCGCTCTTGTGTTAACAACTGCTTTAGTGCTTAATATAATGAGAATATACGATTGGTTTAAAAACAAAGACAATGCCGATACCAGTAAGAAAAAGTGAACCAAAAGATGAGTTCATAGCAAAATGTATTGCTAAACTACGTAAAGAATATCCTTTAAGACAAGCAAGTGCTATTTGTTATGCACAAGCTAAAAAATAAATTTAAACAAATTAACCCCATATTTATAATCAAATTAAACAATTATGAACAGAGAACAATTAAAAGAGTTGGTTAAACAGCATTTTAATCTTGTTGATCATACCCCTGTAGCTACCACAGAAAAATTTGGTGAAGTATTTGACGAAAACAAAGCTTTCAAAATTGTATTTCCTGGTGATACATTAAAGGTTGGAGACGAGGTAAAAGTTGTTACCAAAGAAGGACAAGAATCCTTAGCTCCAGATGGATACCACAAATTAGAAGATGGTACAATGATTAAAACAGAAGGTTCATCAGTAGTTGAAATCGTTTCTCCTGAAGGTAAATCTGAAGAAGAAATGGCTGCTGAAGACGGATTAGGTGCTGTTGAAGATAAAGAAGTAGCTGCTGTTGAAGCTGCCTTTGCTGCTAAAGAATCAATTTCTCAAGTTGAAGGTACTACTCCTCAAAACGCCGTGACTGAAACTAACGTTCCTGTTTCTACATTAACTGGTCCAGTAAAAACTGAAGCAGAAGTAGAAGCTGAAATGATGAAAAAAGTTAAAATGGCTATCGACGAATCTATTGCTTCTGAAATCGCTGGTATCAAAGAAGAAATGAAGGCAATGAAGACTAAAATGGAAGAATTCATGAAGTCTCCTGCTACCGAAAAAACCAAAATGTCTTCTGAAAAAGAAACATTTACTACCGAATCATTACAAGCAAAACAAATGAATGTAATGAAAGAATTGCTTAAAAACAAAAAATAATATTTACTCACAACAATTAAACAAATAAAACTATGTCATTAAACGTATCCGCTCTATCAGATTTTAACAACCAGATCGCTGGTGAGTTAATCATCAAGATGGTTTATGCTGGTTCAACAATGGAATACATCACTATTCAAGAAGGTGTTAAATACCAAGAGCCAATTAACCTATTCGAAGTTAGCTTGTATATGCAAAACGGTACTTGTGTATCTACTGCATCAGGTTCAGCTACTTTCACTCAACGTACAATCGAGGTTTGTCCTCGTACTTCATTCGATGCATTGTGCTTGAAAGACTTAGACAAGAAATACTTAGGTATCTCTGCTTTGGCTCCAGGTTCATACAACGAAACTTTCGCATTAGCTACTCAATACTCTGAGTTGTTAGTTAACCAATTCCAGAAAGCCAACGATTATTTCTTATGGCAGCAAGTATCTGGTTCTGCTTCTACTTACGGTGGAACTTGTGCTATAAACGGTTTGGCTACTATCATCTCTAGCTCTACTGCTGGTGTTGTTCCTGTATTGATTAACGCTGCTTCTAGTTCAGCTGCAAACATCTTGACCACTATGGACACTATGATTGCTACTTCTAGTGCTGATGTTGCAGACAGAGACGACTTAACTTTCTTCATGTCAGTTAGTTTGTTCCGTAACTACTTAACTGGTTTGAGATTAGCTAACAATTTCTACTTTGATCCTGCTTCAGTTACTAACAGAGGTGGTTTGTATGAAATGGCTTATCCTTTCCAACCAAACATTAAAGTTGTTGGTACTGTAGGTTTACAAGGTTTGAATCGTATATTCTTAGGCCCTGCTAAACAAATCGTTGCTGGTACTGACTTGTTAAGTGACTTCACTGAATTCCAATTGTGGTATGATATCAACACTGACACATTGCGTCACAGAATTTCTACCAAATTAGGTGTGAACATCGCTTATCCTGAGTTCTGGGTTTCTGCTCAATAATTTAACCAACAGTTTAACAATTTAAAAAAAGATAAAATATAATTATGGCTTGCGATATTACATCAGGATTTCAGCTTGGCTGCCGTGACAACACAGGTGGTCTGAAAGCAATTTATATCTTATCTGGTTCGATTACTAGCATTTCTGGATCTCAAGGTTTAATTACCGCGATTTCAGGTTCAGGTGTATGGTACCAATTCCAATTATTTAGACAAACATCTAACTATTCTGAGGAATTAGTAGCAACTCCTGAAAACGGAACTATCGTTTACAATCAATCTTGTAACGCGGTATTCTTCAAAATGCAAACTTCAGTTCGTAACCAGGTAAGAGTTTTAGCACAAAACCCTAACTTAAGAATCATCATCGAAACTCAAAACGGTTCTGAAACCGGAGCTGCTCGTTGGTTCTTGATGGGTCAAGTAAACGGCGCTCAGTTGTTAAGTGGTACTGCACAAACAGGAACTGCATT